GTTTTCAATTTCGCCAGTATAGTCGGTATTCGTAATATCTTCTGCAACCGAAGCTCTACGGAAGAACTTAAGAACTTTTTGGCTAAAAATTGAGGGAGCAAAGTTACCTGACGGTAAGTTAGCATACCCTGCAGCTGTATCAAAAGCCATTTTCTTATCCTTCCTCTATTTGAGGTTAGTTATTGAGTTATTCGCCCTTCTGCTCGTGCTTGATCGATTTCTTTTTCAAGTTTTTCAAACTCCCACGATTTCAGCTTGGCGATGTCTGCCATCTTCCAAATCTTTTTGTTTGCATTTTTGTCAATCGGAACTTCTCTAGAACTTGGTGTTCTGACTGCTTCAGCCGCAGACGCATTAGATTTGTTAGACTTTGTTTTTAAGCCAGTATCGGCTTTGTAAAGATCAAGAACTCTGATTGCCCATTTGCTATCAGTATTATTCTTAGTTATACCCTCAGAAATTGAGGTTGGCTGTTCATCAAGCCACAAAAGAAACTTTTCGTTATTCCTGATATCATTAAAGTCAGGGTGTGCGGCAAGTAATACTTTGTATGCACTTTGAACTTCCATTTCCTTCTCACGACCTTTTATAGTTTCAAGTTCCTTTTTTAAACTTTCAGATTGTTCTTTAGCTTGCATTGCCGCTACGGTTTGCACTACTGCATACACATCTGGATACTTACCTTTGAACTCTTCTAGTTCATCTGGACTTTTGGGAAGCTTGATTGAAGGGTCTAAATCCATCTGTTCTGCAGTTGTCTTCAACGCTTCTTTCTCACTTTTCCATTCTTGAAGTTTATTGTCATAATGTTTTTTTAAGTCATCATAACGTTTCTTATAATCGTGTTCAGGACTCTCTTCCTGTTTAGTTTCCACAAAACCTTCTTGTTGGGTAGCTTCTTCTTGAGTGCCAACATCTTCTGCTTTTGCTTCTACTTCATCCTCATCTTCTTTATCAACTTCCTCTCGGTATTTGTTTTTATAAAGATTTGGATTATTTATTACTCCAAAGGAGTCATTGGGTTTAAATGCTCTTGCACCTTTTACTTGTTTTGCCATTGTATTTACCTCATTTATTGCAGTGCCACATGGCTGTGGGTAGCTGCTTCGGATGTCAGGGCCAGATATTACTGGGTAGCTGACGAATTCTTATCTGAACGCAGGTCTTGCTCCACCTGTTTCATATGCACTTCCCCTACCTAAGAATGATCCACCTGTTGATTCAGGTATTTTTCTTGGAGGTTGAATGTCATCATTGTTTACACTAACAAAACTTTCTTCTACTTGAGTAGGCGTTTCATCAGCTAGTTTAAAATCTTTTGGTTTGTAATATATATGTGCAAAAACTTTATTTTTAGGATTTACAGTTCTGCCTGTTTCTATATACTCACCAGATTGTACTTTAGATTTAAAATCTTTTGCTTCCGATGAAGTAGGATTTTTAAAAAATAAAGCACCTTTTGTAAAATCTTTTCTAGAACCTGCCACTATGTCTTCTGCAATATTACGTACTTTTAAATACCTGTCTTCATTCTGTTTAAATCTTTTTAAAGTGTTTCTAAATTTTGTTGGTTCTAAAGCATTAAATTGAAATATTTTATTTTTACCATAAGTTTTCTTGCTAAGTTCTTCGGCTAAAGAATTTCCAAAATCTTTGTATCCTTCTGCCATTGCTCTGTTCCTGAACACATGACCTACGCCTTCTAGTCCTTCATCTCCAAGAACATCTGCTTCACCTTCCATAGCTATAGCTAAAGCATCTTCTAAAGGGAGATTATTAAGTATTTTATCTATTTCTTTTCTGGCTTCTTCTGGAGAAGAATAAAAATCTTTAAACTTAACATTTTTTATAGTAACACCAAACTCATCTTCTGTGTTACCACCTTCTTGCATACCTATAAAACCACCTTCTGCTACCCGTTGAGCTTCAGCATTTTCTTGTCTGCGAGATACTTCTTTTTTGCCACGATTATTTATTTTTTCTAACTTGTCATATCCTATAACTTTAGCTATCTCTGGAGGAACAACAACCTCTCCTCGTGATATCATTATATCAACTTGTTCTTTTGTAGGTATGTTAGCTGCTTGAGCAGTCCTATCAGTTCCTGCATCTATATCAGCTTGAGCTACTATCTCATAAGCCTTGACTAACATGTCTTTGATATCTTCTTTACCTGCAAATTCTACTGCAGGTGCGTTAATTACAAATGTTCCTTCAGGTACTTCTTTAGGTATATCATCAGCTATAGTTTGTTGTTCGGTAAATTGATCAGGAGGTCCTCCGATAAATCCCATTTCGCCAGTAGGTGCTTGTTGTTGTGTAGGATCACCACCCATTTGCATACCTACAGAACCACCTTTTTTGAACATAGAACCATAGTCATCTGCTCCACCACCACCAGTATTACTATCAAATCCACTATCATTGTTATTATTGTTATCACTATCATTGTTATCATTTGACGAAAATATACCTGTTGCACTGTACTGTGAACCTGCAGGTGCTGCACCAGTTGGGTTACCTGTTGGACTGTAGGATGAATACCCCACACCTGCTTGGGCTGCATCAGTAACAGTATCAAATGTATCCACACTTATGGTAGATGGATCACTGATAACACTCGTTGATCCTAACCCACCAAAGGGATCAACAGATTCATTATAAACTTCTTGTTCATCTAACATGTCCATAAACTCTGTTGGAGAAAGTACACTAACGTCAGGAACATTTACGCCAGTGTAAGTTTTACCAATTCCAAATAGTCCGGGAGTCACACTGACTAAGTCACCTTGATAATACCCCTGAGCATATCCGGGAACTCCTTGTGATATTTTATCAGCCACGCTGTAGTGAGTTGACATTAATGAATTAGATACTTGACCTAATAAACCACTTCCCATCGCAACATTTTGACCATAAGGGTCTTGCATTGTAGGTCCTATAATTCCTGATATCATTCCAAATGCAGGACTACCAAGAACACTTCCGACATTGGCAGCCATTTTAGCTGCTTCCATTTGTCCAGCCATAGCTAAACCTAGTGGTGCTGTACTTACTACTCCTTGTGCTATTGCATCAGTAGAAAATCCTGCAATAGCTGCACCGACAGGATTTGATTGAGCAAAGTCAGATTTAGCTCTATCTCTCTCTGTTCCAAAAGCTACTTGTCCTGCTGTTTGACCTGCACCTACTCCTGCAATGTCCATTGCTTGATTAGCATCGGCTATAGCTTGTGAAGGACCTGTAACAGATACACCTGAAGCTCCTAATCCACCTATGTCTGCTACTTGAGGTCTATCTTGAGTTTCATTTTCAGAGTTTTCTTGTTCTTCTTTAGATGTCTCTACTTCTATGTTGTTTTCTTGCAAAGCATCTTTAGCTCGTTTTCTATTTCTAGCTCGACTAAGTAAAAAATCAAATTGTGGATTTCCAGTGCTAAATGCCATTGTTATTTTTGACTTTCTCTACGTTATTCTTGAGGTTGAGTAGGGTTTCCAGTAAAACCAGCTTCCCCTGCAGTTGGCGTAGCTCCGACTCCGATTGTGCCATCGCCAGACCCTTGACCGTTAGTTCCTTTAGGTTGAGGAGGTACTCCTCCAGACCCTGCCATATCTGTTGGTTGTTGACTAGGGGGGCTACCTTCTTCGCCTGTTCCTTGTTGAGCATTTTGTTGCATCCCTTTCAATATCTCTGCGTAAATCTGTGCTTCATTTACATCGTTAACTAAACTATCTGGATCAATGTCTTGTGATATAGCTAACTCTCTCATTAAGTTTGGTATCTTAACAAATGGTGCAAGGGTAGGATTCATAACTGTTTGCAACAAGGCTGTTAGTCTTTGACTTCTTACTTCTTTCTGCATTACTGCAGCTACCCCACGAGGTTTGATTTCTAAATCACCTTCTATGTCTTCAGCAGTATCATTAAACTGCATGTTCCATTGAAAGTAAGCTTCTCCCATAGGTTTTAGTAGATAATCGTCTATATTCTTTATAACTGTTTTCATCGACAAGCCTGCAGAACCCATCAACATTGATAACCCCGATGCTGTACGACCTGTGCCTGTTACTCCAGTTTGTCCGTGCATGATTGAAGGTATACCTGTCTCCTCGTCTGCAAGTTGGCGAGATATCTGATACATTTGTATATTCTCACCTGCAGTGTTCGGAAACTTAAGACCATTGATTGCAGTTCCTGTTACACCCGACTGTCTTCGGAATATCTTTCCGGGAAATATGTCCATGTTCTGTCCGGGAACTAAGCTTGCTTCATCCACATCAAATACAAGATTACCTGCAAGTGCTAAGTTATCAATAGCCATTCTTACGTGACCATTCATAAGTAGCTGTGCATCTTCCATGTTCTCTGCAACACCAACTCCCCACA